AGAACTTTTTCTGCCGATGCCAGGTAAATCCATAAGTTCTTTTTGTGTTTGTGGAACTTTTCCATCATACTCCATTAATAGTTTGTAACTTGTTGCAATTATATTTTTTGATTTTGCATTGTGCAATCCTGCAGGACGTATTGCTTCTATTATTTTCTCTCTTGAAAGTTTAATCATTTTTTCAGGAGTATCTGCTAAAGCGAATAATTGTTTGCAGGCAATCGCAGTTCTTTTATCTTGGCTTTGTGCTGAAAGCATCACGCCTATCAAACTAGTGTAGGCTTCCTTGTGTATTTTTGCCGCTGGCTTTCTGTTAGAATACTTGGGCCAGTAATTGCCTAGTTTTTTGTAAATTTGTTCAATTTGTGTTTGTGTCTTCATCTAATTTTTCTACTCGCCTTTTATGCCTACCTTTTAAAAATTTTGTTTCAAAAAATGCTTCTATCATATATTTTGCAGTATCAAAATCTGTGTAGTCTGCACCAATACATAATACATTCATATCGTTGTGTTGTCTAGCCTGTTCCACATCAAAGACGTCAAAACATACTACCGCTCTTGCACCTTTGAATCTATTTGCCTGAATTGCCATACCGAAACCACTGCCGCAAAATAAAATCACCCTATCATCTTTGTCCAAAAATCTGCAGGCTTTTTTGGCTATGTCGTTGTAATCTGTTCTTTTGTTTTCATAGATACCTATGTCATGAAACGTTACAATATCGTCCATGCATTCATCAATAGGACATATCCATTTACTCACTTGGTCCTTAAGTTCCATGCCTCTATGATCAGCGCCTATCGTTAAGTCTATCATAATGTTAATTTACTATGCCCTCCACCTATTTCACCTTTTACCCATACATTAAAAGACAGAGTGTATCTTTTGTCGTTTGGATTTGTGTTTACATTAACACTGTGATTTAAAAAACTAGGAAACATTATTAAATCCCATTTCTTAGGACATACAGCCATTTGTGGTTGATGAAATAGATAACTTCTTTTATTTGTGTAATCGAAATTGTCTTTGTGATCCAATCTAACTGTATCTGTAAAAATGTTGTGGTGATTTTTATCTTTGTGAAATACAATATTTGCTGTGTCTTTGCAATCTGTTAAAAATAATACACCCGAGAATAAACTATTGCTGTGATAGTGTTGATCTATAAAATGATTTTGTTCATATCTGTTACTCCAACTTGTAGTCATAACAAAATTGTGTTTAGGATGAATGTCAAGATACCCATGTAAAAATTCACTTACCTTTTCCATCACTTCCGTCTTTAACGGTAATAAATTTTCTTTGTCTAACAGATAGTCGTCTTCGGAAATGTAGCAAACTTTGTGTGATCTTTCTACGTAATTAATTTTGTTTTTTATAAAGTCTTCACTTTCTTTATATTCTTTCAATTGTGTTTGGCATAAAGGTATGCCGAATAATGGTACTACATTATTTTCATTTATCATAATCTCGCCTCCTTTGTAACCTCTTTGACCATTTCTACATCTGCTGGCAGTCTTTTAAATCTTAAAGACCAGTGACTTGGATCCATGATGTTGTAAACTATTTGCAGTTGTTCATCATTAAGTCTACCAATCATTTCTTTTCCTGTCTTGCAATTTAATATTAACCATGGACTTATTTTCCCATCTTTAATATCCATTACTGCTCTGTTTAGACTTGCATACTTGAAATAATCGCTCCACTGTGCTTCCTTTTCATCACCCCAATCCATCATTGTTTTAATTGAACGTTCCATTGCCGCCTCAACTTTTTCACGCAGTATCAAATCAATTGCATACTTCTGATACATTTCTTCCCTGCACCAGTGATCCAATTTTACTCCGCTCGTTACAACATAGTCTATATATTTTGCTGGATACAATGGCTTTACATTGCTTAAGAAACTTCCAAACTTTACAAATGCTGTGTAGTAAGGACTCTTGCAAAACTCTTCATATGTCTTGGGTTTTGTTGCCTTCTGACATAATTCATAAAATCTTACAAATGTCTGATATCCTAGTTGTACTCTTCTTTCATCTTTTTGTAGAAATCTTCTTTTTTGTTCGCACATATGCACTGCTAAAGTTTTTTCTTTAGTAAATTTTGCACCGCAATATGGACAAGTAAATAACTTTTCTATCATAATTGTTTTTTAATTTGCTCCTTTGTCATTCCAAAGTCTTCTGCTAATTGTTTTAAATCTTTTGCACTGTTTATTTTCGCAAGTAAATTTATTTCATCCGCTTTTTTAGTTGGATATAGTTTTTCTAAGAACTTTATTGCTTTTGCTGTACCCGGACTTGCTTTAAATTTATATCCAATCCACTCATGATATCTAATACTTTTCTTGTCATTTGCAGTCATACAAAGTAGATACCATAAAAGTTTTTTATGTTTTGTAAGTGTAAAAAAGTTTTTATTGTAATATTGATTTGTTTTAAGTATCTGTAATTCTTTGTCTTGTTTACTGCCTTTAACAGCACTTGCATATCTATTAAGCAAATAAAATGACACCTGTTTACGTTCATCATCTGATAACTCGTCCCATACATTTTTGGCGTTCATGTCCATTGCCGCTAACACATCTTTTAAAGGGAGTTTATTAATTTTGCTTACCATCTGTTTTCCTTAATTAAATCATACATTAATTTTAACTTCTTTAACTGTATTTGTAAAGTCTTGTTTCCTTCGTTTGCGTAATCTACTATTTCGGATATTTCAACTTCGTTCAAATACCAATCTGGAAAAATTGGTTCTTCAATCAATACACGTTCTCCCTTGCCATTAATAGGTCGTGCATACACAGTGGCACCTCCATCTGGACTTTCATAAATCATTTTAGGTTCTTTTTTCTTTTTCGGCATTACAATAGTTCAGTATATTCTATACTTTCACATTGTCTTGAAATATCTTTTACAAAAAATGCACAATCAGGATTTTTACCATTTGTTATAGGTGTGCTTATAAGTTGATTATTTTTCATCTTTGGAAAGTACCATTTGACCTCATTGTAAAAATTAACTACATTGACAGGAGCAAATTGTGCCTTGAAACTGCTTAACGGATTGAATATAAATGCTTCAAAGCCTCTGTCAGCGATACTTGTCAATGGGACAACGTCAACAGTATTACTGTCTTCTAAATCTCCTATTGCAAGGCTCCAATCCAAAGGCATTGTAATTTCTTTTCCACCTATCTCCAACACAATCGCTGGAGCACTGAAAGATTCAATGTAGATTAAAGGTATAAAGAAAAAGTCTGGTTCTTTAGGATTGCTGTTGTCAAGCACACTGAAAGCCATGTCGTCTGACACAGTTTCAGGCAACTTGTTCAAGTCATATGCTAGATTGTCTACTGTAAGTATTCTCATTATTTCTCCCCAAAACTGTTATCTTTTGTATCATAGTAAAAATATTTTGTGCCTGTTGCTGGAGCCTTGTATAATGATTCTAATGGTAAATGTATGCCTGATGTAAATGATGTACCTTGATGAACGTCCACTCCGTCTATGTTTATAGGATTGTCAACACTTATAATCGGACAGTTAGTTCCAAACGCCGCCATCCTTAACATTGCATTGTGCATATTGTCGTACATTGGTTTGATATGTTCGCCTTGGTCTTTTGCTGAATTACTTGCAAATAAAATTAAGTCAACGTTTGCGATTCTCAACTTCCTTGCACAGTTATCTCCACCGTCCCACCAATTTCCAGGAAGGTCATTACACAAAAGCACACCCACGTTTAACTCTTCGTCATTAATTTTAATTTTGATTGTTTGAGATCTATCTTCAGGCTCAATATTGTAGTCACACTGTGCCACGTTGTGTTTTCCAACATAACCAATAACTTCTCCTTCTTGAATGAAAGTTAGTTGGTTTCGATGTATACCATTGTTAAAATTTCCTTCTACTTTTTTATCTTTATCATATATCCAAAGAGTACCTACTGCTATTGCTAATCCAGTCTTTTTACTATACTCCTTTAATTTTTCCATTGCTTCTTCTGTTGGACCACAAGTGTTCAGGTTCCATGACATTGTGTCATAACCACTTAAAGCACACTCTGGAGTTAGCAGTAAATCCAAATTGTTTGTTACTGCCCAATCACAAGCATCTATTATACTCTTATAATTTTCCTGTACATTGTTTGTTACAGGTATCTGTGCGGCTCCTATTCTCATAAATTTTTTATATACCTCCTTAATTCTTTGTCCTGCACGTTTGCAGGAATTATATTTTTGTAAAATATTTTGTAACTGTCACTGCCATATTTGCCTATTCCATATAAATCTGATGCTTCTTTGCCGTTCCAACTTAAAAAATCTACACTCATGCCTCTTAATCTCTTAACTCTAACTTTCCACATACCAAGTGGTTTCAAAATTCTTTCTTGGGTTTTTACTCTTCCCCTTATGAATTTAACAGCATTTGGATAACGTTTGAATAACTTAGGCAGTACATCTTTAACTTGTTTCCTGTATGTTTGATTCAAACAGATCACGCCAACCATGTGTTGCCATTTGCTCTTAACCTGTTGTTGTACCATTAAATCTTCTCTCATGCCCAGTCTAGTTTCTCTATTGTAAAAGGATAGTTTGCTTCTTTGTAAAACTTCTTCCTGTGTGTTAAATGACGTTTTGCGAATTTGCAAGTAGAAGTGATATCCCATATCTGCACAAAGTCTTTGTCTTTGGCTTTACGAATGCCTCTTCCAATGGATTGTATTACTCTTACAAAGGATTTACCTGGTTCGATTAATACTAAATTAAATATTCTGGGTATGTTTATTCCTACAGATGCAACACCATATGTCGCAATTATAACTTTGTTGTTGGCACTGCTAACTTCATCATATTGTTCTTTTCTATCTTCTAATTTTGTTTCCCCTTGTATAAAAACACTGTTAGGAATTAATGATTGTAATTCTTTTCCTGCTGTAAGTCTGTCAATCAAAATCAATGTATTACCTGTAGCACTTATCTTGGTTATTAGTTTTCCCATATACTCTAAACGTTTTTTGTTTGTTGTTAGATATTTTAATTCTTCTTGATAATTTTTATAAACATTGGTATCTAGTAATTGAACTATATTCACATGACATTTAGATAATACACCTTTGTCTTGTAATTCTTTTGCACTGATTTGATTAACAACAGGGCCTATACCTGCTAATATACTTTGAAATTCAAATTGTTCTTTAGGCACTGTGCCAGTAAGTCCCCATCTAATAGGTGAATTTTTTAAATGATGTGTAAGTAATTTTTTCAACACATCTGCTTTTGCTTGATGCACTTCATCTATAATTACAGTCTTCACTCCGTCTAAGAATGTTGCAAGGCTCAAAGTAGATTCTCCTGCTTTGTCTTTTTTATCTAAAATGTTTAAACTTTGCCATGTGCAAATTGTGTGAGTCTTGTTAAGTTCTTTCCTGTCTCCAAAATATACACCAACATCTAATCCTACATTAACATAATCTTCTTCTGTTTGCGTAACTAATGATTTGTTAGGAACTATAACCACTGTACGACCAAACTTTTCGCATAAACTTGAAAGACAAGCAGTGATGATTGTTTTACCAGCACCAGTGGCAACTTCTTGTAAACTCTGTGGTTCTTTTAAAAAATTGTTTACAACGTCGACTTGGTAGT